TTATTTGCCGCCGGGGATTCGCACGAGAAAGCTGGGCTGTTCGGTGGTCTTGTCGCCGCGTGTCTCGCGGATGGTCTGGCCGTTGGCCAGGTTGTACGGAAACTCCCGCTGCAGCTTGGTGACCTCGGCGGCGTAGGCGGTTTCGCCGTTCTGGCTGACCACGGCGTCGGGGCCGAAGATGCCGACGGTGACCATCGAGCGGTTGGGCCCGTGATAGTAAAACGCCAGGTGACCCTCATCACGCAACGCGGCGGCGGCTTTCTCAGCAGCCTTGCGATGATCCTTGCCCTCGGCTTCGACATTGTCGTAGAACCCGACCTGCAGCGTGTACTGCCCACGTGCCGCGGCGTTGCGCAGGTCCAGGTCGCCGATCTCGCCTTCGGGGGTGTCGACGATCGGCACCATCATCGCGGCCGGCAGTCGGACCTGACCGCTGGATCGAAGCTGACGCCATTTCTGCAAGTCGGCCTTGGCCTGTTTGTCCTGCGGGGAAGGGTAGTGGCCGGCGTAGAGCATCGTGCCGCCGTTTTCCTCGGCGGTCCACAGGTCGTCGAAACCCGTGCGGGCTGCGAGCTGCTGGCGGGCGCGGTCGGCCCGCTGGCGGTGGGCGCTACCTTCGAAGCGGCCGAGTCCGATGGTCCACTGATCGCCGGCCGTCGAGCTCGAGGTGGTTTGCTGCTTGCCCCCGAAGCCGAAGAACCCGCCCTGGTTGTCGGCGAGCTGGTCGGACTGTTTGTCCCCGAAATTGCCGTAGCTGGTGCCGACGATGCGCTGCTCGCAGCCGGCCGCGAGGGCCAGGCCCGCCAGCAGCAACACGCATTGCAGAATGGTTCGATTCACGGTCACGGTTCCACCTTCCCGGGCCACATCGCGCAGTGACGCTCAATACAGACTATACCCCCCATCGGCTCGGGATGTCACCCGGCATTGAAGGGCTTTTTGATGTGGGGTGAATCGAACGCACGGTAGCCGAGACGCGATGCATCGCTGGATCCAAACACGGCGAACCAGTTCGCCGGCTAAACTGATGGGGCCTCTGATTAACCCCCTCTCCCTCCCAGGGAGAGGGTTGGGGTGAGGGTCAACGCCTGGAAAAACCGGGCCTTCACCCCTCACCCAGCCTCTCCCCTCAAGGGGAGAGGGGCTATTCAGAACGCCCTGATGCATTACACTCTGTGTAATGGGATGATCGAACTGGCCAGCATGGGAACGCGAGGCGCGCAACGACAACGCACGGGAATGACACAGCGAGCCCGATGCGGATAAAGGACTTACGTCAATGCCGAGACAGGATCAGGCGGGAACGCCTGCGGGATTCGGTGAGGATCGAATTGGCCAGGGAAGGGATTAAATGAGGGGCTGCGCTACGGTAGTTGGCCAAATCGGGGCCGTTTTCAGATCAAAAACGGCGGTGAGGGGTTTGCGCTTTGCGCTCAGTTGCGCTAAGATGATCGGCGATTTTTGAGCTTTCGAGCGGCCACTCGCTCCCGACGCTGCCTCTCATGCCGCCGTCGGTGCTCGACCAGGCGGTGACCGATGTTCTCCGGCGTGGTCTTGCGGGCGGCTTCCTGATTCAAGCCGACGCCCACGAGCATCGCATCATGGACCAGGACGGCCTGCTCGGTGAAGGCTGTGAAGAACCGGCCGAGGGCGCTGATGCTGGTTTTGACATCGTGCTCATCGTGCATCCACTCGACCAAGTCCGCAAGGCTCTGCCGATCCGCATGTATTGCATGGCTACAGAGCTTACGGAGGGCTGAATTTGGTAAACGCATGATCGGGGTGCGAAGCCGGGCAAGTCTCAATCGCAACACCGTATGGGCAACGAGGGTTTCATGGGTAGGGACACCGTATTCGTCGGTCTTCATGGCGGGTTCCTTATCCTTATGCGGCCTCGACGGCCTGGTCGATGTGGCGGTCGGCGATCGTGCCGATGTGGCTGCCGTGGGCTGAGTGAATGAGCTGCAGCGCCTGCATCATGTGCTTGCGGGTGATCGGTTTGCCCGGCCACTTGCTGCGGACCAGCTCGATAATGCGACGCACCAGGCGAAGACACCCGTAGCCCGGCAGGCACGCCAGCGCCCAGGCCAGCTCGAAGCCGTCGTCGGTGAACTTGACCTTCATCCGATCGAAGAGCTTTTTACATTCGGCTTTGGTGTACAGCGGCTTGCCCTGGGCGCGTCCGCGAGGCCCAGGGCCACGCTCGGCGTCCATGATAAAATCCATCGCGTTGAACCGAAGACACCGCGAAGCCATCTGGCCACGGCTGGCGGACTGATCGCTGATTCGCTCGATGATCTCATACGTGCCGGCCATGATGATCGACACGCCGGTGCGGTCGTGAATCGTTCGGATCGTCCCGAAACACCCCGCCGGCAGGCGGTGGGCTTCGTCCATCACGATCGGCCGGCTGGTCCCCTTGAGCTTGTCGACGATGTACTGAATCATCCTCGACCGCGTCACCGAATAATTCGTGATCCCCAGCGTGCGGCACAGCTCCACAAGCATGGCTTTGGGCGTCATCGTTTCATCGCAGTATAAATAGAAGCCCGAGCGTTCTTCAGCGCAAAGCTCCAGGACCATCGTCTTACCCGATCCGGCCGGGGCGACCAGGGCGGCCATCGCGCTGGTGTCGCAGGCCACGTTGATCAGCGTCCGCATACGCTCGGCAATGACGGTCGGCACGTAGTCGACCTCGATGGCGGCATGGCGCCGGCGGGCGTCCTGTTCCATCCAGTGGTTCACCTGGCGGGTGATGCGCTGCATGTCACCCTTGGTGTAGTTGCCCCGCCGCCACTGGCTGATGACCGACGTACTGACGCCGATCTTGCGGGCGACCTGGCCGAGCGTGATGTCGTGCTCGACGATGAAAGCATTGAACGTGCGACGCACGTCCTCGATCTGCTGGTCCGTGAGTGTCTGGTCCATCGGTAGCATCCTTGCTTGCCTGAGAACCCGAGCCTCGATGCTCAGGTCGTCGATGAAGTTTTTATCCGTCATGGCGTTCACCATTCGCTTAACAGGTCGTCGTCTATGTCATTCGCCGGCGGGGTCGGGCTTTTGAAAACATCCGACCACGCATCGGGATCGCCCATCGGCTCGGGGTCATGCTGCCCTTCGGCCCCGGCCGCTTTGCGGTGTTGAACGTGTTTCGATTGGCCGTCGACGGGCGTTCGAACGATCTTCAAACGCTGCGGATCGGCGCGCGCCTCGGTCGATTCAGGCTTGCGGGCGATCTGGTCGGCGAGCTGCTCTTGACCGCTGAGATACTCGACCTCGCGGTGCTTGCTGATGAAATTCATGCTGCGGCGATACTTCGCCTTTTTGCGATTCACCGCCGCGATGTGATCACGCTGCACCGGATCGGCGTACCGCCCGCCCGTCGTGTTGATCTCGGCGTAGCAGACGAACACCCACTGCTTATCGAATACCTTGATCACCCGCGCATCCTCGGGGTCGTAGGCGACACGGACTTCTTCCTTGGTTCCCTTGAATCGCCGCAGGGCATCGTTGAACTGGCCGTAGGTCACCCGCTCGCCGGCGATCGTGATGCTTATGCCGTTGCGTCCGACACGCACCGGCTTGTGGTGCTGCATCAAAAGCAGGTCGAGCGAGGCCGGATCGGCCATCACGCGGCGCGTGTCGCACCACCGGGCCATCGCCTCGACCGGCGAGAGCCGTTTGCCATCGGCGTCGACCAGGTCGTCGATCGAGTGATCGGCGTCGACGTTGTAGCCCTGGACGAACCGCTCGAACCGATCCCGCACGTGGTCGAACGTCGGCACTTTGTGCAGATGCTTGACGATGTCTTTGAGCTGCTCGGGCTTGCGCACCGTGTCAGGGCTTGTGTAGGTGGCGAACGTCTTGTCGAACTGATCCCCGACCGTCGCGTACCAGCGTTCCATGCGGGCCTTGCCCTGCGGGTTGTACGTCAGGGCGAAGTGAGCCTCGATGCCAAGCAGGTCGAACAGCCCCGGATCGGCGGCATCTTTCAGGTCGACCCGGCCCCGCTGGCGGCGCTGCTGCTTGGTTTCACCGTGGAAGCTGTAGCAGTCGAAGTCCTTGCCGTTGTCGATGTACACCACCGAAGGCCCGCCCATGTTCGACGGTTCCAGGATGCCCATGCGAAGCGCCGCAAGGATCGTGCTGCTGTTGGGGTTGTCCGTGATCGCCCAGCCGACGATTTTGCGCGTGCGCCAGTCCTGCCAGGTCGTGACGAACGGCCGGAAGATACGCCGACCGATGCGGCACAACAGATCGAGCGGGCGGTGGTCGCCGACCCAGCATTGTCCCGCCGCATAGCGTTCGGGGTCCTGCTCGATGTACGCCGCGAACTGGCTGCGCCAGCGTTTGGGGTCGCGGTCTTTGATCTGCTCTTCGACCGTGATCCGCTTGTCGATCAGCCGAAGCAGGCTCGCATAGCTGCACCAGCTCACACCCTCGGCGGCGGCCCATTGTTTCGTGCGCTTCCAGCAGGTTTTTTTCGACGGCTTACGCTGGTCCAGGTAGATCGCCCGGAAGTATTCCCAGGCTTTGGGATCGCCTTTGCTCTTTTGATCGCCGCCGCGCTGATCCGCCAGCTTGTGCGCGTCGGCCGGCCCATGGTAATCACGATCCCACCGACGCAGCGAACGCGGCGATACGTTGAAGCTGACGCCGTAGCGTTCGAGCTTTTCGCCCTCGGTGCGGGCCAGGTTGTCCGCAAACGCATCGACCCATGAGCTGATCGACCCCGGCCGCGTCGCCTTCGCCTGGCGGTACAACTCGACGCAACGAATCTTCGCATGGATCACGCGCCGCTGCTGCATCGTGAACATATCCAGATCGCCCGGCCGATCGACCTGCTCAACGTCGAGCCGATGATCGTAGCACCGCTTGATAAACCACTGCGGCGTGCAGCTTCGAGCCGGCGGGACTTTTATCGCCAGCCCGCGCGGCTCCAGCTCTTTTTTACACCGACGACACAACGACGCCCGGTGCACCCCGATCCGCCGGGCCGCTTCGTCGACGGCGATCCAGTCCGACCAGTTGATCGCGACCGGCTCGATTCGGCGTGCGTGTTCAGCCATGATCGCCGCCCCCTTCGTCCAAGCCGTCCGCGGTGCGGCGAATGAACGATGTGCCGGTGGCGACGCAGGAAAAGTTGACAGCACACTTGATCAACTCATGGGTGGCCTCATCACCGAGTCTGAAAACGGCGGCTTCGTACCCGTAGCGGGCCAGGTAGTTGAGTTCGGCCCGCACGTTGAAGATGCTTCGCATCGCATGATCGAGCCGCGCTTCAGCCGCCGCCAGTTCGGCGAGCGCATGTTGGCGTCGGACTTCGTCCCTCATGCCGCACCGCCTTTGGCGACGGGGTAGCAGTATGAAGCTGTGCGGACTTCGTAGACTTCGATGATGAGATTGTTGTAGAAGTCCAAGACGTGAGACACCAGATCACCGGCCCCGTCACGGATGGTTGGCTGGTGTACGCCCAGCTTGGGATCGACGATCGCCTCGGCATCCGCCTGAATCTCGCAGGCACGATGAAGCACACTGTCGATCCAAGCGACGGGGTCTTCACCAAGCAGCACCGCCCGCCGGACAATGACTTCAGATTCAACGCGCCCGAAGATCGGAGGCGAGCCGCTCTGAAGCTCACCGGTGTGTAACGCGACGACCAGATCGTTACGAAGATCCAGCGTTGACGACACCAGGCCGCTTGTCGATTCGAGCATGGCCATCATGTACTGATCGAAGCCGGACAGATTCTCCGGCATCACTTCATGAACTTCCAACTCACGGCGCAGCTCACACAAGGTGCGCAGCAGTTGGTTACACCAGGCGAAGGGATCGCCGTTGACGCGCTCGATGCGCTGCTCACCGGTTTCGGGGTTCGGGGTGGGACGATCCATGCGAGGGGTGTTGTCCTGGCTGGAGTGGTCACGATGAGAATTTCGGTCTACCATTGTTCGAAGCTCCTGTGTTGCGGTTCGGTTTCCAGACTCGACGCAATGCGGGGGCTTTTTCTTTTTCAAACCCACGCGGCCGGTCAGACCCGGCAAAAACTCCATATAGAAAACTTGACACATAAAGAATAGTCTGCTATACATTAAATGTCAACTGAACTAGCCGGTTGAGTGTGCCTCAGTTTTCAAACAGCATGGAGACCAGTAGCATGGACGCGATGGCCAAAGCCCCAACCAAACTCACCGCAAAATTACAGCGATTGTTCAGTGGCCATCCACGCCAAGAACTTGCTGCCGCCTTCGGCGTCCACCGCCAGGCAATCAACCAATACCTCAACGGTTCAATTCCAGGTCCGGGCACGCTTTTGCGGATCGCTCGGTATTTCCATGTGCCACTCGAATGGCTGGCGGATGACGAACTTCCAGACAACAGCACGCTGCCCACCGCAGCGTCGCTGATTCCAACCGAAGAACTTCAGCGCGAACTTCACCACCGTTATTCCGACGCCATGGAGCGCGTGCGCGACATTTTCGACACAGCCGAGAGAATCGACTGGCAAGGCGTCGCCGTACGTTTGACGGCTGCTGAATCTGTTGAAGACGCAGGCGCTGAGATTCAGGCCGCTGTTGAAGTGGCAAACCAAATGGAGGTTCTGCTCCATACGGTTCGCCGTGAGTTTTCTATCTTTATGCGCGAGCCCAACCATGAGCCGACAGGTGATCCAAAGTCCACCGACATCCATGATCTCGGTTTGCGTTTGGAAAGGATCATGAATGCTGCGATGGGCAGCGACGTTGCCGCCCGGGCGGTCCAGTTGTGGGCTCGCGGTCGGGTTTTCGTCGTCGATCTTGAAGATCAGATCGAAGGCACGATCAATGCGATCGAAGCCTACCGGCAGGCCGGCGGCAAGTTCGTCAAATCCTAATTCACCGCAACAGTTCGGAGTACGCCATGGACGGCACAGCTACCAACAATCTGTTCGAAGGTATCACCGCGATCGAAGACGCCGGCGGCATCGACGGCTTCGTGCGCGAAGTCGCGGCCGAGTCCAAAACGCTCGGCTTAAAACGCGCCCGCGAGCAGCGGGTCACGTGTGAGGACGAAGCGATCGAAGTTTTTAACCAGACGCTGATCGACATCGTGCTCCGCCGGCTCGAACCCGACGCGACGCGCTTGATGGAGCAAGCAGCCCTTGACGCGCTTGCAGCTCGCGACGCCGACGCCATCGCGACGAAGGCGGACGCCGACGCGGCGAGCGAGGCGGCCAGGCAGGCCGGCGAACACATGAAACGCGTCGCCAATGCGGTCTTCGAGAAGATACAGAAAAGCTAGGTTTTTCCAAGCAATACACAGAAAAACACAGGAATTCATAGTGCCAAGGATGGCCAGGAAAACCCCGAAAAATCCGCCCGAATCCCACCGCGACATCGACATGAACGTGATGGCGATGGAACACCTCGCCGGCGGCGGCGTGGTTCAGCGTGGCACGTCGGTCGCCGAAGTGGTCGATCACTTTCGACGCGCGGGGTTGACCCATGGCGCGACGGGCTTGCGTCCGACGCGGACCTACAGCCAGGTGGCGGCGGTGTACGCTTGTGTGCGGTCGAAGGCGAACGCACTGTCCGGCCTGCCGATCATGATCTCAACGCTTGATGACCAGGTGCTCGAAGATGGGCCGGTCGTCGAGCTGTCGCAGTGTCCGAACCCCGGCATGACCAGCCGGTCGCTGTGGCGTAACACGTCGGCGTATCTCGACCTGTTCGGCCGTTGCCATTGGGTGTTGACATTGGACCCCGGCGGCCGGCCGTCGGAAGTGACGCCGGTGTCGCCGCTGCAAATGAAGCCGCTGATCAACCGGGCGACGGGCGAGCTGACCGCGTGGAAATTCAGCGCCGCCGGGGCGCTTCGCGGGCGCCACGTCGTCATCCCGGCCGACGAAGTGCACACGATCGTCGACCCGGACTTCGAAGACCCCGACCACCCGTTCGAGGGGCTGAGCCCCCGGCGTGCTGCGGCGGCGGCGATCAGCCAGTTTTACAAGAGCGACCTGGCGAATGAAGCGAGCCTGGACAACGGCGTCGAGCCAGGCGGGGCGCTGATGCACAAGAGCGGGCAGATCAGTGATGACCAGCGCCGTCATCTGCGCGATGAACTGATCGAGCGTCACGCCGGGGCAAGCAATCGTCGCCGGCCCCTGCTGTTGTACGGGGATTGGGATTGGAAGCAGATCAGCAGCAGCTTTGCGGACATGGAGTTCAGCGACCTGAAGAAAATGAGTCGCACGGATATTTGCGCGGCGTTTGAGGTTCCGCCGCCGGTGGCCGGTTATTTTGAGGATTCGAATTACAGCCATGCCGACGCGGCCGAGCAGGCGTTCTTTATCCGTACCGTGCTGCCCCGCGCCGCATGGTTGGCCGAGGAATGGTCGGTCGGCGTGCTCAGTCGATTCAGGGACGATCGCTCGCTGGCGATGGGCGAGGCGACCCGGTCCCGGATCGACACGCTGCAGCGCCACGCCCACGGCTACCGGATGGGTCGCAAAGCGGCGACTCGATCGCGTGTGCGGTTCTTCGCCTGGTTCGATTCGTCGGACGTGCCGGCGGTGCAGCGAGCGAAGCTGGCGCAGACCGAGGCGGCGAAGTCGTGGATCGAAAAAGGCGTGCCGCTTAATCAGATCATCCGCGCGTACGACCTGCCGTTCGAGGAAGTCCCGTGGGGCGACACCTGGTGGAAAAATATTGGCCTGATCGATGTGCAGGAAGATCACGTGCCGGGCGCGGATGATCCCACCGGCGCCGAGCCGATCGAGGAAGCGGCCGGCGTGCGGTCGGTCAATCCGGTGCAGCGAGCCGGCCAGGACAAGCGGCGTGCGCGACTGTGGCAGCAGTGGCGGGCGAGCTGGGCATCGCTGGAGCGTGCGACGTTCTCGAAGTTGAAGGGTCACTTTTTCAGCCTGCGCACCGAAACGCTTTCGAATCTTGAAAAAGCGATGCCGACGAAGTCGGCCCGGTCGCTTTCGTCGGTCGAGCAGCGCGACCTGGTCGCTGAGATTCTGTTCGACATCGTCTAGGCGAACGATTCTCTGCTGGTCAAAGCCGGGCCGCTGATCCGTGAAGCGTACCGACTCGGCGGCGAGCAGGCGATGCAGGAAGCCGCCGACGCCGAGGGCAAGGACGAACCGTCGCCGTACAACCTCAAGGAACCGAGCGTCGCCGAAAAACTCCGCAAGCGACATATCCGCGTGACGGGCGCGAATCGGACCACGCGCAACAAACTGGCGAAGACGCTGGCCGAGGGCTTCGAGGCTGAGGAAGGGATCGAGCAGCTCGGCGAGCGGGTCAAGGCCGTGTTCAAGCAAGCCGAAGGCTCACGCGCCCGATTGATCGCGCATCAGGAGATCGGCTCGGCCGTCGAAGAGTCCCGCCACGAGGGGCGTAAGCAGGCGGGCGTGCCGATGAAGTCCTGGCTGTGGTCGCGCAAGGAAAGCGGCCGGCCTGCGCACGCCGCAACCGAGCAGGCCACGATGGCCGCGCCGATCCCGAACGATGAGCCGTTCGTCATCGAAGGGACCGGCATTCGTGCCGATCACCCGCGCGGCAGCGGCCACGCCGACCAGGACATCAACTGCGGCTGCACGACGCTGTCGCGCTACCCCGGCGATTCGGTCAAGGACGTGCTGGATCGCTATACGCGTCGCGGGTTTCTGAGCTACGAGCAGCTCACCCTTCGTGATCATCGCAAGCACAACCCCGGCACCCCCGGCAAGGACGCCCCATCATGCCCCCCACAGTAAACCCCGTCGACCTGATTCTCGATCCCGCCAAGCGCGGCGTCGAGCCGCGATCCGGCCAGATCGGTTATGTCCGTATGTTCGGTGAGCCGTCGTCGATCGACCATGACAAGCGCACGATGCGGTTCACGTGCTCGACGAAGAACCTGGACCGCTACAGCGAGATCGTCGACCCGCAGGCGTTCAAGAAGTGGCTGCCGACTTTCATGGCGAACCCGGTCATGATGGCCGGCCACGTCTACATCGCGCCGGACGGCAAGCCGACGACGATCGGCCGCTGGCTGGAGCTGGAGATCACCGACGACGGGCTCACCGGCGTCGCTCAGTTCATGGGCAAGGATTCCAGCGGCCTGGCCGAAAGCTATTGGGAACGATACAACCAGGGGTTCCAGCGGGCTGTCAGTGTCGGGTGGATCACCCACCAATGGCAGATGGAGCAGCTCGAACTGGACGGCGTCAGCCAGCGCGTGCGTGTGTTCAAAGAAGTCGAGCTGGTCGAGATCAGCGCCGTGGCGATCCCGGCCAACCGCGAGTCGCTGGTCCGGGCCGCGTCGGCGTTCGCCGCGCCGCCGGCTGGCGACGCGCAGGAGATTGATCAACGTCAGATCGAACAGCTTTCGAAGGCCCTTGAACCGGCCGTCGAAACGTCCATGAAAAAAATGCTCAACGCCGGCCCATGCAGCCTCATGGGTACGTTCGTTACGGATGTCGTCGACATCGTACTCGGCCAAGCGGGCCTTCGCGTTGAGCGTGACTACGACATCCCCGACGACGATGACGCGCCCGACCCGTCGCCGGAATCCCCGGGCAGTGATGAACTGAAAACCATGCTCCGCGACACGCTCGATCGTGACGCGGGCGATGAAGGGTAAAACTATGCCACCAACCACGACACTCGACAACGAAACCCGCGAGCTGTTCAACGAAGTCAAGCAGCAGCTCGCCGAGTCCAACAAGATCAAGGGAGCTGTGCAGCAGATCGAAGAAGCGATGCGCGGCGTGCCGCAGACGATCGAGCGCAAGCTCGGAGCGGTCCGCCGCATGGTGTACGACGACGGCGGCCGCTATCGCGGCGTGTGCTTCACCAACGAAGACGAAGCCCGCGGCTTCGGCCTGTACGTGCTGGGCACGGTGGGCAACAACAGCCGAGCGATCAGCGTGCTCAAGTCCGAATTCAAGGACGTGTTCGAACGTGCGATGGGCGACGACCCGGCCACGGTCGGCACGCCCATCGAGTACAGCTCGCGCATTCAGCGGCTGGTCGAAGACTTCGGCGTGTTCCAGGCTAATGCCTTCCAGATGCCGATGACCAGCGACAAGCTGACCTTCCAGCGTCGCACGTCGGGCCTGACCGTCTTCAAGATCGGCCAGAGCCAGACCGCCACCGAAAGCGAGCCGAAGTACGACACGGTCAACCTCTCGGCCGAGAAGTGGGGCGCCCTGGTCCTGTACCCCAATGAACTCGGCGAAGATGCGGCGGTCGAACTCGGCGAGCTGGTCGCCCTGGAGATGGGCCAGGCGTTCGCCGAAGCGATCGACGACGCCGGCTTCGTCGGCGACGGCACGCCCGCCTCGCTGGACGTGCATGGCCTGACGACGCGCCTGGTCGACATCAACGGCGTCGACGACGGCGGCGGCCTGGTGCTCGGCACGGGGGCCGGCGGTGCGGGCTGGGGCTCGCTGGTGCTCGACGACTTCCTCAAGGTCAAGGGTCGCGCCCCGCGCTACGCCCAGCGCAATGGCAAGTGGTACGTCAACAGCACGTTCTACTGGACCGTGATGGCGAAGATCATCCTCGGCCAGGGCGGCACGACCAGTGCCGAGATCGAGGGCCGTCGCACGCTGCAATTCCTCGGCGATCCCGTCGAGATCACGCAGTCGATGCCCGGCACGGCCGGCAACAGCCAGGTCTGCGCGGTGTACGGTGACATGCGCCTCAGCTCGACGCACGGCCGGCGCAAGGAACTGATGCTCAAGGAAAGCCGCGACGTGAAGTTCCTCCAGGACCAGACCGCCGTGCTCGGCATCCAGCGCCACGCGATCGCAAACCACTCGCTCGGCGATGCGACCACGGCCGGCCCGATGGTCGGTCTGATCACGCCGGCGGCGTAACGGGGTGTGATTTCCGGTAAGCCGGGCGGGCCGGATGCCCGCCCGGCGTTTTCTAAAAAAAACACTGGAAAGATTCTAGATTCTAGAAAATTTCTAGGGAATTCCATGAAAGGTTCATGACATGAACGAGCTGCAAACCACAAAGATCGAAGGGGCGATCCTGCCCGCCGCGATCAAGGATGACGCCGACTTCGTTTCCCAGGTGATCGACAAGACCGATTACCCCGGCTGTGACTACCTGGAGTTCATCGGCATCATCGGCGCGACCGATGTCGAGATGGCCACGCTGAAGGTCATGGAGTCCGACACGAAGTCGGACGCCACGACGCTGGGCGGCACGCCGTCGCTGGTCAAGGACGCCACGACCAAGCCGGGCGCGACCGACGACGGCAAGGCGTTCGTCTTCGGCGTCGACCTGCGCAAGAGCCGCAAGCAGTTCCTCCAGCTCCAGGCCAAGGCCGGCAACGGCACATCGGGAACGTTCCTCGCCGCCGTCTGCATCGGTCGACGGCTCACCGAGTCGTCGCCGAATGCATCGGATCGCGGC